TCATGTATAAAAGAAAGTGGGACAGCAAGTAAGTATTTGATGGCTGATGGTTCTGTTTCAACATTTGCAGGTGTTACAGGATCAGGATCAACAAATTATATTCCAAAATGGACATCTGCAAGTGGATTAGGGAATAGTGTAATTTATGATCATTCTGATGCAATATCAATAGCAACGACATCAAATATAAATGGAGTAAGATTGCAGGTTGCAGCATCATCAGCGAGTTGGATTAGTGGAACATTCGGTGGAACAGGGAATGGTGATAAAGTTGTAATTGGTAATATTGCAGGGCCAACAATTGGTGGTCATAATTCGGCATTATCTGCATGGAGTACATTAGCGATCAACCCTGATGGTGGCAATGTAATGGTTGGAACACAAACAAATTCAGGATACAAATTTGATGTAAACGGAACAGGTAGATTTAGTGGAGTTTTAACAATTAAAACATCATCTGTTGGGGGATCATATTATGGTGGATTAATTGTTGAGGAAAATAGCGAGGCTGCAATACAAATAAAAGGATTAAATTATAGTTCAATTTATTTTTCAGATGCCGCAAATGCTTATGAGGCAGCAATAGTATATAATCATTCAACAAATAATTTAGAATTAAGAGGAAGTGGGAATACTGCTGATTTGACCATTGCATCAAATGGAGGAGGGTTGTTTTCAAGCACATTACAAACTAATGGAAACATAGGTATTAGGGTTACACCATCAACGGCAGCAGATCAATATTTAACAACAGGAGATGCAGGTATTGCAAATTCAAATACATATTTTGGGACGGGTCAAGTTCGTATTGGTGGTGGAGCAGATCACGTTGCAAATACAGTTTTATCAGTTGCACCGGGTGTTGTTAATTTTGACAGACCGGGTGTTGGTGGTGGAGCATTAAAGATATTTAGTAATGGTAATATTGGAATTAACCAAACAACAGATGGAGGTTATAAACTTGATGTAAATGGATCTGTAAGGTTTTCAAGTAGTTTAACTGCAACATCATTAAGCATAGCATCAACAGCTAATTCAACAAATCCTGCGTCAGGTTCAATAGTTTCAGCAGGTGGTTTGGGTTTAGGAGGAGATATTTTTATGCACCCATTTAATGCTAATCAATCAAATTATGGTTACATAAAAACAGCAGCAACAAGTGTAAATACAACAACATTAACAATTGGAACAACATATGGATTTGGAGTAAATGTTGATGCACTAAGTATATATAATGGATCAGCAACATTTTCAGGAAGTATATCAGCTACAAGTTTATATTTGAATGGTTCTGATTCAGGAGGTACAATAGCATATATAAGTACAAATGTAAATGGTTTACCTGCAACAAATGGAATAGCACAACCAAATGCCGCATTACGTTTAAGAGGTGGAGACAATGCAATTTTAGATTTTGGATTAAATAGTGTAAATACTTGGATTCAGGCAACAGATAAAAGTTCATTAGGAACTTATTATAATATTTTATTAAATCCAAGAGGTGGAAATATAGGTGTTGGTGTGACTGCTCCGGGAGAGAAATTTGAGGTGAATGGATCAATTAAAGCCATAGGCAGAACAGTTTTAGCAACATCAACAGGTGGTTTGACTATGGGTTATGAATCAGGAATTGGATATTTGGAAACTTGGAATAGTTCGCCATTAATTATACGAACATATAATTATCAATCTTTTAATGTTAGTGGAACACAATATTTGAAAATTAATACAAATGGAAACATTTTAGTTAATACTAATACAGACGCAGGATATAACCTTTATGTAAATGGACAAATTTCAATGGATACAGGTTCATTTAAAGCAATATTAGGATCATTACAAGCATCATGGGGTGGTAGTACAGCATATCCAACATTATATGGTAATACAGCAGATAGGTGGGTAATGCATATTAATCCACATATTACATATACACAAAATGGTGTGAATGGATATACAGGAACAACATATGGTGCAATGCTTAGAATGGCAGGAAATGCATCGGCTTCAGTATATTGGGATTTAGGAGTTGGTGTTTGCAATGTTGGTGCTGATGTTTTTGCAATTGGTCGAAATAGTACAGCATTAGTTACCATTTCAAATGGTGGAAATATTACAGCAGCAGCATTTTTTGAATCATCAGATATTCGCCTAAAAACTTTAATTGAAAACAATCCAATTATTGATGGAATTGAAAAATTAGAGGCTAAATTGTACGAAAAGAATGGCAAAATTGAATTAGGATATTTTGCACAGGATGCTGAATTAATAATTCCACACGCAGTTCAAAAAGGAACAGATGGATTTTTGAATTTATCGTATCGTGAGGTACACACGGCAAAAATTGCAAGATTGGAACAAAGGGTTGAAGAATTAGAAAAACAATTAAACCTGAATTGATATGCAATGGACATCAGTCGCATCAAATCAAACTGTTTCTTGGGATAGCTTAATAAATGCCTGCAATAATGGGTATTTTTTACAATTGCTACCAATGCCACCATCAGGTGTTCCGGCAGGCCGTTGTGTGCGCAGGGAATTAATTCAATCTTATATTGATATTCAATCAGCACCATTGTCAGGCATTCCAAATAATCGTTTGGTTGTTAAAAGTCAATTGGTGGCAAATACATACACGTATTATCAATTGAATGCGTGTAATGGAGGCGCAGCGGCTTGGACACGTATTGCCCCAACATTAGGATATGGGCAACGGTATATTTTACCAAGTTCAACACCGGTTTATTATTGGTATAATGGAGTTTCACAAGGGCCACAAACAAATATTCCATCAGGGTACAATGGATCAATTCAGATTGTAAGTGGTGCAACGTATTGTCCATAATGAGTATATTTGCATATTATTAATCCAATCAACATAAAAAATGGCAAAAACAATCAAAAAGAATTACGCAGAAATCATCGTATTAGCACAGGTGCTGAAACATTTTGTCGAGGATGGCAAAACAAAGGCACAAAAGAAATTGGCTAAAATTAGCGAGAAATTAAAGCCATATTTGGAAAAATATGATGAATTAGCAGATGATTTGCGTTTAGACAATGCATCAGTTGATAAAGATGGCAATCTATTATTGAAAGAAAATGGAGGCTATTTTTACACCAAAGAGAATTTGAAGAAATTAAACGCAGAATCAAAGAAATTGAATTTAACTGAGGTTGAATTTGAGGTTATTGAAATCATCAATCCTGATGGATTAGAAGAATTTGTGTGGTTGAAAGATTGGGTGAATGGTGTTGATTTCAAAGAAATTGAAATAGAAACAGTAGAAATTTAAGATAATGAAAACAATCGAACCGGTTTCAATTTGGGACAATGGATCAGTAAAGGAAGCCAAAGTGTTAAACGCATATGCGGTGAATGTAACGTTGGGCAATTCGGCAACGTTTTATTACTCATTAAGCGCAGAAAATGATGACCAAACATTAGGCGTACAGGTTGCACAAGGCAATTTGACAATGACAGGCGATGCGTATGCAAAATGGACTGTTGATGCGTATGCGTGGGATTGGGTTGCAGAGCAATTGAATTTGACCATCACAGGCGATTATATTCCACCTGTGCCACCACAACCTGAAACACAACCGGGAATCGAATCACCGGCAGTTTAGATGGCATTAGTAAACGGCACAAATGTTGTTTTGTATGAAGGCGATGTGGCATTGGGACATTCCAAATCAGCCACAATGTCTTTGCAAATGGATATGGCCGAATTTACAAACAAAGATTCGCAAGGTTGGAAAGAGGTGTTGGCCGGTAAACGTTCAGCATCCTTTTCAGCCGAAGGGTTGATTGATTATTCTGATCAGGTCAATTTTAATGATTTTGCAGAACGTATCATCACACGATCAGAGGTGCAATGGGTTTTCCAAACGGAGGGGATGTTTTACTATGGGTTGGGATATATCACAGATGTGGAACAGGTTTCACAAATGGAAAACTTTTCAACGTATTCGGTTGATTTTAATATTTCGGGCCGTATTTATACCGATGCACGATTGATTTGGAATCAAGTGTTTACCAATTGGGAAAACTTAAATATTCAATGGCAAAATGTATAATTGAATTTCAATATATTTGCATAAAATAAGAGCATAAAAATTAAACAAAAATATGGCAACATCGGGAGTATTTAACGGCACGAACCTATTAATCAAAGTTGAAGGAACGGCTATTGCACACACAACATCTTGCACATTGTCTATTTCACAAGACATTGCAGATGCAACAACAAAAAATTCAGGCGGTTGGTCTGAGGGAATCAGCGGTTTACGTTCAGGCGAAATTTCGTTTGATGGTTTAGTGAACTACGCATCGGCTGCAAATGCTGAGGAATTAGTTGATTTCGTTTTAAACCGTACAATTGTAACGTGTGTGTTCGGTACATCAGCAACAGGTGATGTGATTTACACAGCGGAAGGTTACATTGCATCAATCGAGCAAACAGCAGAGATGGAAGCGGCGGTGACTTTCTCAGGATCAATCACATTGACAGGCGCAATCGTTAAGTCAGTAAACGCATAATTTACTGATTGCAAAATATATTCCCCTGCATCAGTAAAATGGTGCAGGGGTTTAGAGTTTATCACCTAATCAAACAAATATGGAAAATCGCAAACGTGGTTATTGTCAATTGAATATTGGCGGTCAAGATCGCACACTACATTTTTCGATGAATTTTTGGGTTGCATTCGAGGAAGCGAGTGGACACAAAATATCTGAAATCGATCAAGTTTTTTCAAACGGAATTTCTTTAAACACTATTCGTGCATTAGTTTATGCAGGATTGTTAGCATATGATCAGGAAAACGGAAATAAGCCTGATTATACCATTTTCACAGTTGGTGAATGGATGGAGGATTTACAACCTGAATCATTGACATTATTGACAAACACATTGATGGAATCACGTGTATTGGGTAATGACTTGAATGCAGGTGTTCGCAGAAATGTTGAAAAATCCACAAAAAACCCAAAGCAGATCAACCCCTAACGTGGGACAGAATGCTTGATTTTTACATAGGTCAGGCAGGTATTTCACCGGATCAGTTTTGGCGCAATACTTGGAAAGAAAATGCGTTGTTGGGGGAAAGTTGGAGTGTAAACGTGAATTTGAATTGGGAAATGGCCCGATATATTTCCACAATGATTGTCAATTCGAATGCCGTTAAGAAATCACAAATAATTACACCTGATAAATTATTCCCGTTGCCACAGGATGTGTATTTGGAGAAAGGCAAACCGAAATCGACACCGGAACAATTCAAAGCATTTTTAGAGAAAATTGAAAAAAGTCAATCCAAATAATGGGTTGGCTTTTTTTTTAACTTTACATTATGGCAGAGGAATTAAAAGTACGAATTACCGGTGATGCAACCGATTTGGATTTAGCATTATCGGATGCACAGAAATCGTTGGTTGCGTTTTCTAAGAAGGCAGCAGATTTGGGCAAAACAATGTCCACATATGTGACTGCACCATTATTGGCGGCCGGTGCTGCATCAATTAAAATGGCATCTGATTTCAATGAATCATTGAACAAAGTGGATGTGTCATTTAAAAGTGCATCAGGATCGGTCACAGATTTTGCAAAAACATCATTAAAAACATACGGTATTGCATCAGGCACAGCATTGGATATGGCATCCAATTTTGGTGATATGGCAACATCAATGGGATTGGGTGTTGGTGAGGCTGCAAAATTATCGACATCATTGGTTGGATTGGCCGGTGATATGGCATCATTTAAAAACATTCGAATTGATGTTGCACAAACAGCATTAAACGGAATTTTTACCGGTGAAACCGAATCATTGAAGCGATTGGGTATTGTAATGACCGAAGCCAACGTGAAAGCCTATGCATTTTCACAAGGGATCACAAAGCAATACGATACAATGTCACAGGCAGAAAAAGTGATGTTAAGGTATCAATATGTGATGTCAGTCACAAAGAATGCACAAGGTGATTTTGCACGAACCAATGAAAACGCAGCCAATCAGATGCGTATGTTCGGTGAAGGCATTAAACAATTAAGTGCTGAAATTGGACAGGTAATGTTGCCGGCAGTCACATCAATTGTAAGGGCAGCAAATGGAATGATTTCAGGATTTTCGGATGCTAATGATTCCACAAAAACGTTGATTGTTACATTGGGAGGAATTGCAGCAGCAACAGGGCCATTGTTGTTTTTAGTTGGTACAATTGTTCCAAAAGTAATTGAGGGATTCAATTTGATGAATGCCGCTGCAATCAAATTCAATTTGACATTAAGCACGGCAGGTGGAATTGCTACATTAGCAACGATGTTGGGCATTGCTGCGAAATCGGCATATGATTTTGCATCAGCATTGAAACCTGATAATAAATTAACCGAAGCGCAGAAAAAGGATGTAAATGCCATAAAAGAAAAAAACACCGAAATTCTTGCATCCATTGAATTGCTAAAAAAGCAAAAGGCAATGGCATCAGGTGTCAAAACCGGTATGGATGCGGCAGGTGGTGTTTCGGTTGCAGGTATTGATGTACAAATTGCAGCACAACAAAAATTGTTGGCACAAAACAATGCATTAATTGCAGGAATTCAAAAGAAACAACAAGAAGAATCCAAAGCGGCACAAAAGGCAACAGAGGATGCTGACAAAGCAGCAAAAGCAGAACAAAAAAGGGTTTCCGATGCATTAGCAGGAAAAGAGAAGGCCCACAAAATTGAAAAAGATAATTTGCTTGAATTGCAATTGGCCAAATTAAAAAATGCCCAATTGGATGAAACAATTGCTAAAAAGCAGTTGGAATTAGATAAATTCAACGCATTTGGTGACACAAAAAATGTCAAAGAATTGCCAACATTTGCCGGTGATTTAGTAAAGCATTTCGAGAAATTCCCTGCAATTGGTGAAAAGATAATGGGAATTACCACATCGATGGGATCATTGAAATCACCATTGTCTGTGATGGATGCAGCAGTTCAGGCATCAACACAGGCACAGGGCCAAAACTTGGATCAATTAGCATCGAAATATCAGGCCATGTTAGATATGACCAATATGGTAGGCGATGCAGCGGCAAACGCATTCACCACATTGGGAAATTCAATTGTAGATTCAATGGGATTGGCAAAAACAGGATTAGAAGGTTTTGCAGGTCAAATGATGCAAACATTGATCCAATTGGGTGCAATGGTTGTGAAACAATTGGCTATGAACTTGGCATCATCTTTGGGATGGGTAACGCAAGGTGCAGCGCAATCAGGTGCAGCAACAGGGCCTGCGGCAATTTTTACAACACCTGCATTTATTGCAACGGCAGTTGGTGGTGTTTTATCAGCATTTGCAGCGATTCCTAAATTCGCTGCCGGTGGTATCGTTTCAGGACCAACAATGGGTTTGATGGGTGAATATCCGGGTGCAAAATCAAATCCGGAAGTGATCGCACCATTGTCTAAATTACAGGGAATGATTGATCAAAGTAATGGCGGAGGCGGTGGCCCAATGTCAGGTGAATTTGTATTGAGAGGTCAAGATTTGGTGGTAGCTTTGCAAAGAGCAGAAAAGCAACGAAATAGAATTGGATAATTATGGCATACGGTGTGAAATATCGTTTGGAATTTGCCGACATAAAAGGCAACAAACGCAAAATTGAGATTTTCAAAAACGGATACACCGGTGCGGTTTTGCCGATGGTTGGAACGGCAGAACCGGTAGAAATTGAGTGGAAGGCAGAAGAGGATTTATATGAACCATTGATTGGATCATTATGTACGTTGAATTTGATGGTGACTGATGATGTCACGTACGATGATTTTTATTTGTATGATGAACGTGAATACAAATTGGTGATTTATTATGAATCATCGGCAGGTTCATGGGCCACATATTGGGCAGGATGGGTTGTAAATGATTTATATGCTGAGGCATTGGTATCAACACCATATACATTGTCTATTACAGCCACAGACAATTTGGGTCAATTAGATGGATATGATACGTGGATGCCGGCAGTTGGCGATCCTGATCCATCGTTGTGGAAATTTATGTGGAATGCATTGTCAAATTTGCAATTAGATTTTGACATCTATATCAGCAATGATTTCAGAATTGCAACAGATTCTGCATGGAAAAATATTTTTGATCAGGTTACGGTTAAAAAATCAGGGTATTATCACGACAATTATATCATCAATGATGCAAAAACAACATTGCGTTCAATCCTTATGGGATTCAATTGTCGCATATTCCAATCATTTGGCCGGTGGTATATTGTTAATTGTTCATCATATGGCGATCAACGTATAATTGAAGGAATTCAGGCCGGGACATACACAGGATCGGGCATTTTAACGGCAAAGCAAGGATTTTTGAATGCCGGCACTGAAAACATCAAATATTGGATTTACAATGCATCAGGGGTTGAACAATCAACAGTTACAACCAATATGCTGAAAGTTGTGCCAACCAATATGCAACCTATTGGTCAAAATTTATACAGAACACCACACAGACCGGTCAAAAAATATCAGGAAATCATTGATATTTCACAACAGCAAATTGATTTAAATTTCAACGGATCATTTGAATTTGGGACACAAGATTGGGTGGCTGATGTAGGATCAATTGGATCGCCAACATCAAATCCGTTTGCAGGTAAAAAGTCAGGATTTTTTATTGAAAAAACCAATAGTTTCACGACATATACGGCAAAAATGCACAGCACAACAGCAAGTGCAATGGTAACAATTGGCAATCAATATCAATTTTTGATGTCAGTTTTGGTTGAAAATGTGGGATCAATTAACAAATTGCCATATTATATCAAGATTGATGATTTGAATGGGACAAATTGGTATTATAATGGGGCATCAAATGCATCAAATTCATGGGGTACAAACTTGACATGGAATACGGTCACAATTGATTCAACATACAAATACCAATCGTTTAAGGTGACAATGAAGGAAGCACCTGTGTCGGGCCGTATTTCCATCCATATTGGCTATTTACAAACTAATGATAATTTAGGTCATATTGGAACAAATATTGACAATGTGGTCATCAGAAATATTGACAAAGATCAAAATCCATACAAAGAAATTTGGTGTATTCGTGAACAAACGGATTCATATAAAACATCGGATGTAATGGAACACAAAGACATATTTCAGGCAAATGTTCCATTATATGTATTTTTGGGAAGTTTTACGGATGGGAACACATTCAAACGTGCGCAGGATACAAATGGAACATTATTGGAGCAATTGATCACACAACAAAGGTTGAATGATTTCAGGAAATATTCAATGCAATATGAAGGTGATTTGTACAATATGGATGATTTTTCTGTGATGACAATGGCTCATAAATTATGGATCAAATTTCCAACATTAACGGAAACAGATTCAGCCATTGTCGATTCTATTAGGGTACAATTGAAATCTAATGTGTACACATGTCAATTCCACATTCCGAACAATTACACGGATGTCACAAGCACGTACAGGGTTTCATATCAGGAATAATTTTGTTTTTCATAGGTTTATGGTTGCACATCCGTTCATCTTATGGGTGAATCGGATGTTGATTAGGTTGAATGCAGAATGGTCGTGGAATTATCTACGGCCATTTTTGTTTTATTTGTCGGTTTTACTAATTAGTTAAATGGCTAATTTTGAAAAAAAACTACAAATGGGCCAAAAACACGATCAGATTAGAGATCATTTTTTTTCATCGCCATTAAACATCAAATCATTTTCTGAAAAGTATTACGAAACCTATGGGTACATTAGTGCCGAACAGTTGCGTAAAACGATGCGGAATTATAACATTTTGATGAGGGAACGCAATAAGCATATTGCAGAAAACACACCGGGTGGCAAATTAGAATCATTCAATTTAAGCGAATTGGATGATTTTGGCATTGAGCAATCAATTGGTAAGGAATACACATCAGCACGATTACCGGATCACATCAAAAAGATTGGCATATTATCCGACATTCACGTGCCGTTTCATTCTGTTGAAGCCGTTGTGTGTGCCATTAAACATTTAAGGGAACAAAACATTGATTGCCTGTATCTAAATGGTGACACATTCGATTTTTACAGCATCAGCCGGCATGAAAAGGAAAAGGATTTGCGTGATTTTCCGAAAGAAATTGAGATGTGCCGTAATTTCCTGCAAAAGTTGCGTGACATATTCCCAACGATCCCGATATATTTCAAAGCAGGTAATCACGAAAACAGATACCAACGATATTTGAATGAGCAGGCCGAAGAATTTGCACAGTTGCACGAAATGCAATTTGACAAATTTTTCAGATTGGATGTATTGGATTTCACATACGTTCCTGATTGGCAAGGCATGGAGATGGGTGATTTATTGGTGTGTCACGGTCACGAATTGATGGCAGGTGGTATGAACCCATCACAAAGCACATTCAATAAAACGTTCTGTAATACCTTAATTGGACACGTTCACAGAACCACAAACACGATCAAAAAGGACGGATTTAAACGATACATTCATACGTATTCCACAGGATGTTTGACACAATTATCTCCTAAATATTACCCATTTGCACAGCACAATCACGGTTTTGCAGTTGTGGAAATTAATGAAGGCAAATCAAAAGTGAATAATCTTATGATAAAAGATGGGAAAATTGTGTAATATTGCACCGGTAATTATGGTTTATTGATTCATACGTTGTTGTTTAGAAAGGGCAGATCCGATGGTTTTGCCCTTTTTTATTGCACTATTTTTCCGGTAGGTTTTTAATAGGTTACCTATTTTTTACCTATTTTTTGACTGTTAAATAATTTTTTAATATTTTTTTTATTGATTTTGTTTGAAAATGTTTGAAAGTATGAAAAAAGAATGTATGTTTACATCACAAAACAACAACAATTATGGAAAACATAGCAAAAACATTAGAAAACAAGCAAATTTTAGTAGTTAATGCAATTACACGTGTTAATTCAGAATCAAAAAAATCACGCATTACAAATCAAGTTATTTCATTGGGATCAATAGTATTCGAAAGAAATGATGGTGTATTTTTTGAGCCATTTACATTGGAAGGGAAAGAATGGAGAGCATTTTACAGATTTAGTAGTGATACATTAGAAATTGACCAATTTAGAAACAGCAAATCAAAATCAATTTCAATTCAAGAATTTAAAGTAATATAAATTACACATGGCCGGACAGACAAATCCGGCCTTTTTTAATTGATTTGAAAAATATTTTTATTTTTTGTTAAATTTTGTTTGATTTTGTTTGCAAGTATAAATTTAATGTGTAATTTTACATCAACAAACAACAACAATATGAAAAATACAGCAACACAATCAAATCTTTACAATGTAATTTACAGCAACGGAAATGCAAGTAAAATTTACATTACAGCATCAAATATCAAAGAAGCACAAATTGAGGCAAAAAAAATTCAATCCAAAATTGGATCATTTTATTACAAATTAAAAAGATGTTATGACGGCGGTGTTCGTGGATAACATTAAGATAAAAGTCGCACAGTATTCGTACAGCGCACCGGGCCACAGCGGATTCTGTGGCAATTTTTAAACAACAACAATTATGTGGAATCTATTAAAAACAATCGACAAAAATGACATTGCAGGTTTAATCATTTGTTTATCTGCATTGGCCGTGTGTGTAAAATTAATGTACATTATTGGAAACATCTAAACACTACGGAAATGATCTACAAAATCACATTCAAAGACAGTTCCGGATATTACACCGTGACAAAGAATTTCAATGATACCGATCAGTTGGGCAAATTCATTGAAAGCGAATTGCAGAATTATGGAGGCAAAGAAATAGGCATTGAGGAATTTGAATCGATGCAGGATATGTTAGAAAAACGATATAAAAGATATGAGGATCAAGATTAAACAAGGCGAATTGCACCGGTTGGTGGCAGAGGATTTGAACAGCAGAGGGATCAAACCTGTGAGTGCAGAAAAATGGCAGGCACACAATATTCAAATGGCCATTTCAAGAAAATTAAATTATCCATTGATGTGGGAATCCATCAACAGAATTTCAAAACAATTATACGATGAATCAGAAAACAAATCTAATTAAAGCAATCATCAATGTGATGAATGATGTAAAGGGAATTGAAAAATCAATGACAGTTGGCACAGGACAAATGGCATACAAAGGTGTTCCGGACAAAGATGTAAAAAAAATCATTGGCCAATCAATGGCAAAAAATGGATTATGCATTTTACCAATTAATATTACACCAACAATCAAAATTGAACGTTGGGATGAATTAGATTACAACGGTAAAATGAAGGCAAAGCAGTCAGTATTTACGGAAGTTTATTCAACGTTTTTATTGATGCACGAAAGCGGTGAAAGTCAAGAAATATGCGGATATGGTCACGGAGTTGATCCTCAGGACAAAGGAGCAGGTAAGGCAACAACATATGCATTGAAATATGCATTGTTATATTCATTTTTAGTTCCAACAGGCGATATTGATGATGCTGATGCTATTCATAGCAACGAGATACAAACGAAACCACAGGCCAAAGGATCTAAGCCACAGGCAAAAGGTTCAATCCCTGCACCAACGCAATTTGACATTGAGTTCAAAGAATTGATTGCAGATGTAAAAGGAGTGATTGCAATTGGTGAATTAAAGGGCATTTGGGAAAAATTAACAGATGAGGCCAAAGCCAACAAAGAAATTCAGCAATTATTTAACCACCGAAAAGCAGAATTATCAACCAAATAAACAAACAACCTATGAAAAACGAATTGATGGCCATTGATGGTCAAATCCTCGAATTAAGCAAAAAAGAAATCACGCAGTTGGCCGAAAACTTTATGGCAAACGGTGATTCAATCAACACCGTGAAATTGGCGGCACAATTGGCGAAATTCACGCATTTATCAGCCGAAATGGATAAGTTGTTAAAAGACCATTTATTTGTTGATTTGCGCCAAAATAAGGATGGCAAATTATCCGCATACGGTGTGGACTTTTCAGAAATGGAAGCCGGCATAAAATTTGACTATTCTGAAACCGAATCTTGGTGCAAATTGCAATTTGAAATTGATCGCTTAAAAGACAAACAAAAGGATGTAGAGGCATTTTGCAAGGCATTGAAAGGCAAGGTTTCAATATTGGATGAGGAAACAGGCGAATTGGCTGATTTTTACCCACCATCGAAATCATCTACCACCACAATCAAAAAAGTAATTAAATAAACAATCTAAATAAAAAATCAAATGGCACGTTTAGTAAGCATCAAAATTGACCTTTCAAAAATCGACAAATCACGCATCTTTGAAAGCCAAAAGACAGGGGCAAAGTATTTGGACATCACAGGAGTTTTGACCGATACACCGGATCAATACGAAAACAACGGATTCGTAAAACAGAACACAACAAAGGAGGAACGTGAGGCAGGTGTCAAATTGCCAATCATTGGGAATTTCAAATTGTTAAAAATCTTGGATTCACCTGCACAATCTGCACCGGTTCAACCGATCCAACGTGAAATCAATCCAATTGTTCAATCAGATGATCTACCATTTTAGCAATGAGAAAGATTGTAGATAGTTACACCACACGGCACGGAGAATTGAAGGCAATTTATTCCGTTGCAACAGCAAATATTAAGCACAGGGACATCGAAATTGGTGCTGTGTATGAATTGGAATATCGTTTGGGTAATCAGGTCGTATTTTTAAAATCTGAATTGGATCACGTAACGGAAGGGAATCGCACATTGTTTTTCAAACATCCTGATCCGGAACGCAGATTGATTGGAATACCTATTATGTCAATCATTAGATACGTGAAAAAATGAGCATAGAAACAAAAATTGATTTGGTATTTTATTGGGCAATTGCACAGATGTTTTTTACGATATTGGGTGTATTAATCAATATGTATAATGAAAACAAAGACAAGTAAAAAAAACGAATTGGGATACACGTTCAATCAAGTTTGGTCGCATATCGCAAAGGAATTACAATGTAATTACAAAAAATTGGGATTAATTCAACCTAAACAACAAAAATATGGTAACGTTTCAGCAATATCATCAGGCCAATCCGCATCTTTATGAGTTGTACAAATCAATTGCATTGCAGTTGATTCAACAGAATCGCAGGGTAATTGGATCGGCCCACATATTTCAAAAAATGAGATATGAATATCAGTTCAAAACAGATGGAAGTCCATTTAAGATTGACAACAATTTTGCACCAATGTATGCACGTAAATTTGTTTTGGAGCATCCACAATTTGGCCACCTTTTTAAATTTAAGCAATTGAAAGGTAGTTTGGTAATGTGATTTTTGTATATTTGTAACGCAGGCACGATCTCACAACATAGTGCCAATGGACTTAAAATGCCATCATCTAATGAAGCCGAAGTGAGATCCGGTGGATTTATTTGGTGGCTTTTTATATTATGAGCAAATTGGTAATTAAAAACAGATATTCTGTGATCCCAAATGATTTGGTGAATAGCACGGAAATATCATTAAAAGCAAAGGGATTATTTGCTTACATCCAATCAAAACCTGATGGGTGGGATTTTAGTGCAGAACGCATTGCAAACCATATTAAAGAGGGATTGCAATCTGTTTCATCAGCATTAAAAGAATTAGAAAAAAGTGGGTATTTAGTTAGGCAAAAAAAACAGAATGAATGGGGGCATTGGGATGTGGAATACATATTAAATGAAATCCCTACCATTGAAAACCCTACCACCGGAAACCCACAGTCCGGAAACCCAACGTTCGGAAACCCGATGCCAGGAAAACCATCAAATAATATAAAGCAATTAAATACAAAACAAGACTATAAAGAAATAGTAAAAAGCAGGAGGGATGAGATTTTTGATTTGTGGTTTAAATATAAGGCTGAGAAAAAACAACGGTACACGGAAACAGGAAAAGCCACATTATTAAAAAAATGGGAACACGTTACCGATGATCAGTTGGAGGAATTCATCAATCATTCGATGGCCAACAATTATTCAGGTATATTTGAAAAATCAATAAACAGCAACAACAATGGAAATTCAACCGGTGAAAAACTTGGCACAAGTGCCGCAAGATTGGAGGCCCTCAGAAATTGGTAAAGGAACAGCTAATTTGATCATTAAGGCACAAAGCACAGGAAACATCCGTACACGGCCCGAAAATGATTTAAAACAGGTATTGCGTATGGCAATGCTTATGGTCGGACTACGTGGTGCAAATATGCCGACAGATGAGGAAAAATATGTATTGCTTGCATTTATCAAATCTAATTACGGAAACCAAACACCGGAGGAAATAGCCATTGCATTTGAAATGGCAGTTGCAGGAAAATTGAATACAGATTGTAAATGTTATGAGAATTTTTCGTGTGAATACTTTGGCCGGATAATGAACGCATACATTGAATATGCAAGGCATGAAACAAAGAATGTCAAACGACCTGAGATTAAAGAAATCAAACCTGTGCCAACGGATGCAGAATTGAAGTTGTTGGCCATTGCTAATGTTAATTCATACGTAAAGCGGATTAAATTATCAGAAAAGAATGGGCAAAAATTTGAATGGACAGCCGGTGGTCTTATGCATCTGTATGATTATTTAGTCAGATACGGCATTTGGATTTGCCCTGATGCAGATCGTGAACAAATTAAAGCACGATTAAGGCCCAAATTTACCGATGACAAATTGTACATCGCAGAATGCAAAGGTGAGGCATACAAATTGTTTTGCCACCAATTAGCCGAAATGGATTTGACATTGGATGAAAACGGACAAATATCATGATCAACGAAATACCAACAATAATAAAATTGAACAATCTGCGTGAAACAATGGATTCATTCAAAGGCAAAATTGATGCAATCGAACTAAATTCATTTGATTTATGGGAACTAAAATCAAATGAGCATTTTAAAAATTATTTTAATGTCACAACCGATGCAATGGGCCATCAGTACATTAATGGAATCAGAATAACGCACACGGTAAAATCGCCACGTGGATCATTTTATTTTAAAACAAAACTATGAAAGCAATTGAAACAGAATTTGGCACATTGGTGCTAAAAGGATTAGAAAAAAAAGGAATGAGCCGGCACGAATTGGCCGATGAATTGAATACAACGCATTCATCCGTGACCAATTGGATTGCAGGCAAAATGTGTCCAAATTTGATCACTGCATTAAAAGTGTGCAAAATGCTTGATATTGATGCAAACAAAATTTTAGGATAATGAAAAAGGATATTTACAGAATTGTTGAGGTGAAAAAATCAACATTGACAAAAAACACAGGCGGAATTGTTGGATTCATTCCTGAAATTGAATGGGAAACACACTATAAAATCGAAGTTTTGGTTTCTTATTTTTTCGGACTTTATAAATTTTGGACATATTGTTCAATTGGTAAATCAATAGAGCATTGTGAACGTATTATTGAATTTTATAAAAGCGAGGACACGGAAATTGTCATCAAAGAAATCTAAACCAATAACCGACATATGAAAAAGAATTTGATTTTAACAGCAGTTTTTATAACGATTGGATCAATTGTATGCATTGCAATTAATCAGGTCAGAAAACGAAAGGATGGTGGCAAAAAACAAGTAATTGCCAAACGTTCGGAAGTCAGTCAGGCATTTATGATGGATACATTCAAACCGATTGATGATTTCGAAATGATTTATTTTGATGATCAACGTGGATTAGTTCAAATTAAAACTAAGGCTAAACAATGATTTATTTTAAAAACTTTAAGGCAATAGCCTGAATAAAACAAAACGATAATGGAAAAGAAACAAACAGCAATGCAAGAAATGTTGCAATGGGTGCGTAAAACATTTCCAATGGATTTGGATACACCTAGATTGATTGAAGAAAAAATTGAATCATTATTGCAAAAAGAAAATCAGCAAATAATAGATGCTTATGAATACGGTAATTGTGATTCAGAATTTGGTATATATATGGGAGGTGAACAATTTTATGAACAAACCTATACAAAATGAGAAACGAACACGAACACAGATTGCAAACGGTATTGGCCAAATATCTTGATTTGAACAATTACACGTTTTTTGCCATTCCAAATGGAGGATGGAGAAACAAAGCAGTTGCGGCAAAATTAAAGGCTGAGGGAGTGAAAGCCGGTGTGGCCGACCTGTTGATCCTGTTGCCAAACCAAACGTTTCACGGCCTATTTGTTGAGGTTAAAATCGCAGGCAATTACCAACAGCCAAATCAAAAGGCATTCGAGCAGAAAGCAAGAGATTGCGGATATGAATACATCATTGTGCGATCATTGGATGAGTTGATTGAGAAATTAAAATATTACGAATCACAGAAATTCATTGAACAGGACAAAATTTCGGCTGCATACCGGTCAGGATATATTGATGGCAAACTTGAAAACCAAATGACAATCAGATGAAAATACAATTATGTAAAAGTGAATTTATATTTGAAATATTGCCTGCAATAGCAATTTGCAGATTTACAGGCGATAAAATAACAACAATCGCATTTTCGTGGTTTAATTACGCAATACAATTAAGATTTTAAACCTATGACAAACAGAGAAAAGGCCATACAATGGGCCAATGAAAAAATTGCTGATCCAAATTTTAGTGAACAGCCAATCAGAGTAAATGCGTGGGAGTTAATCCACAATCCAAAACTATTTTTGGAAACGTGTGTGGCCCGGCTGATGCACGGATCAGAAATGGAAAAACGTGTGGTTTATAATCGTGTTAGAAATTTAAAAATTTTCTACAATGAGATTTCACGATGAAGACATATTTGTTCACGGTGACATTAAATGTTCCGATCCAATAACACGAGAGGATGCGTTGGAGATCATTGAAGAAATACAGGAAATTATGATATTTCACAAAATTATTAAAATTGACCTGTGTATTGATCCATATAAATTCCCAAAAGACTTGATGGATATTGGTAAATAGTCACAATTTTATATAAATGTGTGACAAAATAATAAAAATACAAAACAATAAATGGCCGTAAATGTTAAAAATACAAACCTATGAATACAATTTATTTTCAACCACCTGACATCAAACCTGAATACGTTGAAATTGGAATCATTCACGAATCAGATAAAAGTCATATTTGGTATTTGAATGAGCCGTGCAAAGTTGCAATAAATGAAGTCAAAATTATTTCTGATGAATATGTTTATTTTGATAAAAAAAGCAAATCATATAAGATTAAAAATATAAACCTATGAGAACGACAAAAGACAAAATCAGATTATTGACATTTTTTGCCCTGTGCCAAAATATGTTGGATTTCATTGATGGATCGTGGCACGGTCATCCGGCAAACAAACAGGCCGTGAAAATGGTCACCAAACAAATGATCAGGGAGTTGGAAAAAACAATGGCCGTATTGTTTCCACAAAATCGCAACGATGATCCGGATTTGCCCGATGCGTTGGACACATTCCAAAATGCCTGCACAGCAATGGAGTCATTTTTTATGCTTGGAATGGAAATGGATCAGATGGATCAAACAAAGAAAGATTCATTGAATACACAGATTAATATTTTGCTAAAATCTTATGGGATTGATTGTTGGGAAAAACCAATGTCAAACCTATGGAAAAATTAAATAAATTTGTTGTGCAGTTGGGTGAGGAATAACTGCCGGATCAAAAGCACATATTTACCTAATCAATACACAATGAAAAATGAGAGCCGTGAAATGGTGGATCATCCGCAACATTATCAATCTGATGGAGGCATCGAGGCAATTGATGTGATCGAAGGATTCAGCCTGAATTTTAATTTGGGAAACGCAATCAAATATATTTTGAGGGCCGACAAAAAGGGCAACAAGAAACAGGATTTGGAAAAATCCCTGTGGTATATCAAAAGAGAATTAGACAAATTTCAGGGATGATTGATGATCATTTAGTCACATTGGCTTGGTGGGTAGGTGTAATAGAAATTGCATATATTTGCGTGATGGCATACATTATTTGGAACAAAAAAGATGGCAGATAAAAACAAAATATCGTTTGATTTTGATGATACATTATCAACGGCAAAAGGTCAGGCATTAGCCAAACGATTTATTGATGAAGGCAAAACCGTGTACATTATAACAGCACGGCAACGCAGAATGTCAGCCGGAGTGTATGAGGTTGCTGATGAATTAGGCATACCACATACCCGAATCTATTTCACAAATGGAGCAGATAAATGGGAAACAATCAAGCGATTAGGCATTGGCATTCATTACGACAATAATAAAGAGCAAATAGACAAAATCAACCAAAACACAGATTGCGAAGGCCGTTTGTTTACAGCATAATATATGATTGAGGAAATAAACATAAAATTGATTATACCACATCCTAACAATCCACGATTGATAAAGGATGACAAATTCAAGAAATTGGTCAAGTCAATTAAGGAGTTCCCTGAGATGCTACAATTGCGACCGATCATTGTTGATGATAATTGCGTGGTGTTGGGTGGTAATATGCGATTACGTGCCTGTATTGAAGCCGGGTTGAAACGTGTGCCAATCATTAAGGCATCCACATTGACACCTGAACAACAGAAAAGGTTTATCATTACAGACAATGTGGGATTCGGTGAATGGGATTGGGATATGTTGGCAAACGATTGGGAAATGGTTGATTTGGAGGATTGGGGATTGGATTTGCCAATTTATAAGGAATTAGGCGAGGAATTACCGGTGGACAATGAGAATGAGCCAAAGGATAAATTTGTCATTGAGGTATCATTTGAAACAGAAGAACAAAGACAAATGGCATACAAACATTTCATTGAAAATGGTTTAAATTGCTATTGCAAAAAATAGATTATGGCAGTACCAAAGAGTGTGACAAAACTGAACAAAAAACGTATGTTGGAGGCCCTCGAAAAGTCTTTGGGGATTGTCACATCTGCTGCAAAGATTGCCGACATAAACCGTTCAATGCATTACGATTGGATGCGTGATGATCCGGAATACAAAAAGGCCGTTGATGAATTATCCGACATGACATTGGATTTTGCTGAATCACAATTGCACAAGCAGATCAAAGATGGCAACACAACGGCCACCATTTTTTATTTAAAGACCAAAGGCAAACAACGTGGATATGTTGAACGTACTGAGGTTGTACACGAAACAGGCATTGAATCAGCCGTAATACAATGGACACCGGCCCAAAAAGAAAACGAATAGAGCAGAAATGTAATATTCAGTTTTTCCAAACTTTAAACAGCACCAAAAGGATCAAAGTTCATCAGGGCGGAACACGTTCGGGGAAAACCTATGCCCTGTGCCAATATCTAATCTACAAATTGACATCATCACAGAAACCTTTGGTGATTTCTATTGTACGTAAAACTTTGCCGGCCCTGAAAGGATCGGTGATGCGTGATTTTCTTGAAATCTTAGATACGTTGGGCATTCTTTATGTGGGCCAACATAACAAATCCGAAAACACGTACACATTTGGTAATCCCGTGGTGGAATTTCTTTCAGTTGATGAGCCACAGCAAATCAGGGGTAGAGAACGAAATCTTTGCTATTGTAATGAGGTCAATGAATTAGATCATGAGGATTTCCGGCAATTGCTTATGCGTACAACGGATGAAATGATTTGCGATTTTAATCCATCCGATCCTGTCCATTGGATTTATGATGAAGTGATCACACGTGATGACTGCGATACCTGGATCACAACATATAAAGACAATCAGTTCCTACCGGCTGAATTGGTAAATGAAATTGAACGTTTAAAAGCCAAAGACCCTGATTATTGGAGGGTGTACGGTGAGGGGAAACGTGCCGTGTTTAGTGATCGCCAAATATTTCCTAATTGGAAATTCATTCCAAAGGCAGAATTCCCGGAATTTGATGATGTGTTCTATGGTCTTGACTTTGGATTCAGTCACGATCCGACAGCCATTGTGCAGTTGGCAAAGGTTGGTGACAAATTGTACATTCACGAAATTATGTACAAAAAGGGGATGACAAACCGGGACATTGCCGATTTCCTAAAAGAAAAGAAAATAAATGAACATATCATTTATTGTGAATCAGCCGAACCGAAATCAATTGAGGAATTAAGGCAGATGGATATTTTGGCCGTTCCTGCGATAAAAGGGGAGGGATCAATCAAGGCCGGAATTAGCCTATTAAAAGAACACGAGGTCATCTGTTCATCTGAATCACATAATTTGCACAATGAATTTCAGTTTTATTTTTGGGAGCAATTAAAGGATGGAACGATTATAAATAAGCCAATTGACAAACACAATCACCTGATGGATGCTATTCGTTATGGGGTTTATACCAAATACAAAAATCGTTCTGATTTTTTTGTGGTTTAATTATGTATTTTTGAGAAAAAAAAGCGATACAAATGGCATCAATCATTGATACATTCAAACAATCCATTGCCAAAGCATTATCAAGTGGCACGAATGAGGCATACAATAAATTAATTTATACGTGGTTAGGCACGAATATCATCATGAATGAGGACAATGATGTCACCTACATTCGTGATGGTTATCAGCGCAACGCAACCATTTATTCTATTATTAATTTGATTGTTAAGGCAGCGACCACAATCCCTGTGACCGTTTACCGTGTCACAAATGAAGGCACAGCAAAGCAATACAAGGCGATGACATCAGGTGTGATGGATGGCCCGGCAATCTACAAAGCCAACATATTACGCAAAAGAGCATTTGAGGAAATAAAAGATTCAGATTTAGAGGCATTATTGATGCGCCCAAATCCTGAGCAATCATTTTCTGCGTGGTTAGGTGAAATCGTTGCATTTGGTAAACTAACAGGAAACCGTTACATCTATGGCATCGGGCCTGATTCAGGGCCAAACGCAGGTAAATTTACTGAGTTGTACAATTTGCCATCACAATTGGTTGAGATTGTTTCAGGTGGTGTGATGCAACCGGTGGCAGGATACAAAATTCAATACAATTCAATGATTGAGGTTGCACCCGAATATGTGTGCCACATTAAAGATTTTAATCCGGATTACGACAGCAGCGGTTCAAACCTATATGGTCAGTCACCTTTGCGTGCCGGCCTACGTGTTTTATCGGCCAACAATGAAGCCGTGACCACCGGATTAAAATATTTACAGAATCAAACATCACGTGGGATGTTGATTTCTAAGGATGGCAATTTGACTGAGGTGCAGGCGCAAGCATTAAAAGATAAATTCAGAAAAAATTATCAGGGTGCAGGGAACGCAGGCGATGTGATAATTACACCAAAAGATTTGAGTTGGGTTAATTTTGGTTTGTCTGCATCAGATTTGTCATTGATTGAGCAGTACAATGGAACGGTAAAGGATTTGTGTAATATCTACAATATTCCTGTTCAATTGCTAAACAACACAGATGCATCCACATACAACAATATGAAGGAGGCCAAAAAAGCATTGTATCAGAATGCCGTGATTCCTGAATTGATCAAAATTCGTGATGAATTAAATCGTTGGTTAGCACCGAAATTTGGCAAAGAATATTTCATTGATTTCGATTTTACAGTGATCAGCGAAATGCAAGAGGAGGTTGATAAATTGGTGTCTCAGTTAGCAAATGCATGGTGGGTTACACCAAACGAAAAACGTGATGCAATGAATTATGCTGTGGATACAGATAATCCATTTATGGATGATTATTTCATCCCTGCAAATTTAATGGCACAGAATCAAACATTAGCACCATTAGAGAATCCGAAATCATTGGATATTGACTATACAATGAAAGGTGCGATGGATGCAATGTATGATGATTATCCAAAAAAAGCATCTTTGAATGCACAAAAAATGTTGGATTGGAAACAGGAATATCCGGATGAAATTCGTGGAGGCACAGCCATAGGATGGACACGTGCAAGACAATTGGCGAATCGTGAAGAAATCAGCCGTGACATCGTAAGCAGAATGGCACAATTTAATCGCCATCGTGAGAATGCAACCATTGCAGATGAATACAAAGATACACCGTGGAAGGATGCAGGGTATGTTGCGTGGAATCTATGGGGAGGAACTGAGGGTGTTGATTGGGCGATCAAAAAAATAAAGGAAATCGATGCCGATACCGAATCCTAATCAGGGCGAAAGCCGGAATGATTTTATGAGCCGTTGTGTTATTGATCCAAATATCATTGGTGATTTTGACACAATTGAACAACGTGTTGCCGTGTGCAGTTCGTTGTTTGAGCCACAGAAAGAAGAAAAGGCGCAGAATAATTGGGCGGATGAATTTGAAAACGAATTGACCAAAGCCGAACGTACATCCGTTCGTGATTTTACTGAGTTTTACAAGGCCGAATACAATGATGCCATTGACCTTTATTTGAAGGTTGGGCAGATGACACAGGCCACAGCACAAGGATTTTTTCAGGATTCCAAATACATTAAAATGTATGAAGGGATGTATTCCAAAATTGGTTTGCAATTTGCCAATTGGTATTCACGCAACGTTGAAAAATATATGCCAAAAGCGGATGCAGGTAATATGCAATCCATTTGGCGCAATGCCTTTGCATTTATGGGGCAACAGGTTGCAGGCCAAAGGGTGACAATGGTATCATCCACAGCACAGGCAACATTGACCAATACAATTCGCCAATTTATGGCCGATCCTGTATTTCAGTCAGCCGGTGAGGCGGTGCAATCAAAAATGTTGCGCCAAAAATTCAATCATTTAGCAGATTATCAGGCAAAACGTATTGTAAGAACAGAGGCAACAAATGCAGCCAATTATGCAACAGAACAAGCGGCATTGAATCTGTTTCCCGGTCAGGATATGACCAAAACATGGCGATCAGGATTTGATGCAAGGGTACGTGATGCACATCGTGCAGCAAATGGACAGGTAGTCCCGTTTAATGGCAAATTTTCTGTTGGTGGCGAATCATTACAAAGACCGGGCGATCCTAATGGATCAGCAAGTAATGTGATCAATTGCCGTTGTTCAATGATTGTATTGCCAAAAGAAGGAGCAAACACAATAGGTGCGCCAATTACAAACATTGGATTTGGTATTGCACAGGCAACCGTTATTGATGCAATTAATGGTGCTGATGTAATCACAGGTGCAACAGGTGCAATTGTTTCAGAACAAAATCAAGGTGGGTAAAATTAATTTTTAGATTCGGTTATCTAATTAGCAATTTGACTAATTTTGGGCAAAAGATAGATTATGATTTACAAACAAACATCCATTGGAATTGATGACATCGATGAGGCAAACGGCATCGTGTCAGGTTATGGTTCAATATTTGGCAACATTGATTCAGATAATGACATCATTTTGCCGGGTGCATATACCAAAACTTTATCTGAAAACGGATCACGTGTTCGTTATTGCAACCAACACAGAATCGATCAGCCATTAGGTAAATTCACCGAATTACGTGAGGATGGAACAGGATTGTATTTTGTGGCAGAAGTTCCAAAAACAAGAATGGGTGAGGATGTTTTGTTGTTGATGAAAAACGGTGTGATCACCGAAAATTCAGTTGGTATTATGCCAATTGTAAAGAATTACAGACAGGATGGAGTGCGTGAATTGAAAGAGGTAAAATTATACGAAATTTCATGCGTTACATTAGCCGCAAACCCATTGGCATTGATCACAGATGCAAAGGGTGAAATTAATCATGAGTTATTGGCAAAACGTTTTGATGTATTAGCCAAAATGATTAAAAAAGAAAACGTGTCCGATGAATTAGGATACGCAATTGAAGCCGAGTTGATGAAATTGAAATCATTGTTTATGGATGTGACCACACGGCCGACAGAAATTGTCACCGTGCCGGAGATTAAACAGGTGGAGATTTCCGAAATATTTTCATATTTAAACAATCAAATTAAGTCAAAATAAGATGACAGAAGAAATCAAAAAGCAATTAGATGAATTAAATTCAGCTATTGACAGCCGTATTGCGAAAGCAGAAGGTCAAGCAGTTGCATCAGCAACAGGAAAAGCGGATGAATTATTAAAATCCGAAATCAAGAATTTGGAAAACAAATTCACAGAAATCCACAGCCGTATCGATGCAGCAGAAGTTGCAGCAAAGAAAACAGCATCAGGAGCAAACGCACAATCATTCAAACAATCTTTGATCGAAGGTATCACAAAAGGTGGTTTAGAGGGATTGATCAACGGATCAAGCCGTGCAGCAAAGTTTGAAATCAAAGCAGGCGATATGACTGTTGCGAATTCATTCACAGGTGAGGTTATCCCTGCACAATATGTTCCTGGTATCAAATATGATCCAACCCGTCCTGTACACGTGCGCCAATTATTAGCGCAAGGTTCTACATCAGCGGAGGTTGTACGTTATGTAAAAGAATCAGCATATGACAATGGTGTTGCACCAACAGCACAAGGTTCAACATTGCCTGAATCAGATTTCGATTTAACAGCATACAGCGCAAACGTTGAGAAAGTTGGTACATATTTCCGTATTTCTGAGGAGATGTTGGCAGATACACCACAGCTAACATCTTATTTAGCAGCACGTGCGCCTGAGAAATTATTGACTGTTGAGGATACACAATTACTTTATGGTAATGGTACATCACCAAACATTTCAGGTATTTCAACATCAGGATCAACAGCATTCGCAGCAGGTTCATTTGCTGATACAATTACAGCAGCGAACCAATTCGATGTTTTAACAGTAGCAATCAACCAATTAGCATTGGTAAACTACCGTCCTGATTACATCATGTTGAACCCAACAGACTTTTCAAAAATCGTGTTGTTAAAATCAACAACAAACGAGTATTTGAATGAGCAATATTATGCAGGTTTACAGCCTACATTCTTAGGTGTTCCGGTAATCGTAAACACAGCGATCACAGCAGGTACGTACATGGTAGGTAATTTTGCAATGGCGACTCAATTATGGGTTCGTGAAAACTTATCATTAGAGTTTTTCCGTGAGGATGGAACAAACGTACGTGATGGTTTCGTGACTGTTCGTTTACAGGAGCGCATTGCATTAACTAACTACGCACCATTAGCAATCGTTAAGGGTACATTTGCAACGGACATCGCTGCAATCGGGGTTTAGTTTTAACGCAATTCCAAATTAAGAGAGGCCACCTAAATATTGGGTGGCTTTTCTTTTTATATTTGTTCAAAAAATAGCACAATTATGGGCAAAGTTTTAATGAGAAAGACCGTTTTTGATAATAAAAGCGGATACCACAAAGCCGGTGAAATCGTTACGGTTTCGGCTGATGTAGAAAGACATTATTTGCATCACGGATATGCAACAATTCCTGTTGAGGAAACACCGGTAGTTGTTGAGGCAAAACCGGAGGCCATTGAGGCTGAAACAAAGGAGGAAAAAATAGTTTATAAGACAAAGGGCAACAAAGCAAAAAAGGATGCGGCAGATCAAGATTAATGATGTGATTGGTGTACCAATTATTTCACGCACAGATGCAAAAAAATACATCCGTATTGATACAACGGCAGATGATACGTTGATTGATTGGATGATTGAAGCGGCACACACAGCGGCTGAAAATTATATGAGCAGGGATATTATCGCAAAGGAACGCACCTATTATTTGGACTATTCAGATACAGGGTTTATTGATATTCCATTTGGCCCGGTGGCATCTGTTGATTTAGTGACCGTAAAAGGCATTGAGGTTTCCTTTTCTGTTTATGGATTAGGCGATCCGATGGTGGAAATTACCCCATTAGGATCAGACATCAAAATTGATTTTACAACAGAGGGAATGAGTGATGGATTATTGAAACAGGCATTATTGATGATGGTTTCCACATATTACGATAATCGTACAGATTTCGTGACAGGAATGACCGTGAATGAAGTTCCAAGCGCATCAGCCAAATTGTTGGATGGCATAAAATCTGTATTTGTATAATGGCAACAAGCAACAACGCATCAATTTTAAAGCAACGGATTCTGATCAAGAGGATGCAAAAAACATCCGATGGATATGGTGGCACAACACCGGGTGGGTATGTGACCATTGATACCGTTTGGTGCAGGGTGCAAGAAACCAAAGGCCCAATCGATGAAAGAATGGGCATCAGACAAAAATCAACGGAGATTGAAATCACAATCCGCAAGGAAACGGCTGATTTAATTGCTAATGAGGATGTGTTGCAAGTTGAAGGATTCACGGCTAATTATCGAATCAATTCAAATTTTCAAACGTTTGAGAATTTCTGGGTAAAAATGACAGCCACCAAAATTGAGGGGTAATGGCAAAAAATAGCGGTGTTGATTCTAAGCAATTAGCAGATTTGCAAAATAAAATTGACCAATTAGGTAAATTGTCCAAACAGGAATTATCTAATGAATTGACAAAAACGGCAATGTTAGCCGTTGCAGGAATGAAAACTGATGCCAGACACGATACCGGTAATTTGAGAAATCAAACCGGATTTGAAAGGCAAAATGAAAATACTGTTGTAATTTTTTCACGTGCGCCATATGCGCCATATGTAGAATTTGGAACAGGTAGATTGGTAGATTTACAGCATTTGACAAAATTAGGATTCCCTGCATCTTATGCAATGCAATTTAAGGGCAAAGGAATCAAGAAAGTAAATTTGCCGGCACGGCCTTTTTTCTTTACAAATTTGCGTAAGGAATTGGGCGATTTAACAAAGAGGTTAGAAACCAAAATTAAACAATTAACAAAATAATGTTAGAACCGATTCAATTCATCCGCAAGGCGATCATCACACGTTTGACCAATAATGTGGTGATTGGTGGTGTGACATTTGGTGTTTATAACCGTGTTCCATCAACGGCATCGTTTCCGTACATTTTGGTTTATTCTGTTTCATCTGATGAAACCGATTTCAATCAAACATCATATATCACAGAAACAATTACCAGGATCGAGGTTGTGACACGTTTCCAATCAGATTCTGGTGGTGAATTGACAGCCAATCAGGCAATCAATAGAATTTTAGAATTAGTTAGAACACGATCAAACGGATATTTTGATTTATCAGCAGATGGATTCAATGTATTTACGTGCGTGAAAGAATCATCAACATACATTGTGGATGATGAAGCCGATCACACGTATTTTCGTGGCATTATAGAAATAAGTAATAAAATCCAACAAACAGCATAAAATGGAAACAAGGGATGCCATAATCGGTCTTGCATCATCGACAATCACAGCATTAATTTCGTGGATATTAGGTAAGCGAAAAGAAAACGCAGACATATCCACAATTCAATTAGAAAATTCGCAACGTGTGATTGATATGGTTACCCAAATGAATGAAAAATTAGAGGCAAAGGTTGATCAATTAAGCAAAAAAGTTGATGAATTAACCGTTGAAATAGAGGGGTTGAGAATCGAGAATCACAACCTTAAATTTGGCAAACCGGCTAAAAAGAAAGCAGAAAACGAACAATGAAAGATCAAAAGACATTGGAACGGATTCAATTGATGCACCCGAAATTGCGTGCTGAGGTTGGAATCATATACGATGAAATTTGTGGAGCATTAAGAGGGAAGGCATTTTGTCGTTTTGCATATACATTACGCACATTTAAGGAACAGGATGATTTGTATGCGATTGGCAGAACAAAGCCGGGTGCAAAAGTTACTAACGCAAAAGGTGGGTATTCATTCCACAATTATGGCCTTGCATTGGACATTGTTCTGATTGATGGGGCATCAGCATCGTGGGATGTTAAAAAGGATTTTGATGGCGATGGCAAAGCAGATTGGATGGAGGTTGTGGCCATATTTAAAAAGTACGGTTGGGAATGGGGCGGTGATTGGAAATTTGTTGATCCTCCACATTTTCAAAAAGGATTTGGTAAACAGATTTCCGATTTGTTAGCATTAAATAATGCCAAAAAAGTAGATGCACAAGGGTATGTGATTTTGTAGGATATATTCAACATTAATGGCAAAAATCCTTAATAATGCACAATATAACCATCATTATTTGCCCAATTTATAATTCAAAATGAAAAAATACCTAATCATCGCCATCGTTTTGTTTGCAAGTTGCAAACCTGCAAAAACAATTATCAAAGAATCAACCGTTGTAAAATACGACACGATACACACATCGGATGTGATATATAAAAGTAAGGCGGTACATGATTCAATAATCATTGAAAATCCATGCGATTCTGCGGGCATTTTAACGGCCTTTTATTCGAAATTTGTAATACCACAAGGGACAATCACATTACGTTCAACACGTGGCAGAATTGAGGCTAAAATTGACATTGATTCAATCGAATCTGTGTACAAATCTAAATACCAATTGTCAAAATCAGACAATGTTCAGGTTGCATCCAAAGAAGTGATCAAAAATGTTGTTCCTACATGGGCCATTATCACCATATTTTTTGAATCGGTCATCATTATCGGATATGTGTTTTATAAAACAAGGCTGATTATTTTTTAACTTGCAATAAAATAAGCAGGTAGAAAATGGCATCATTAACCGGTCAATTAGTAGCGGAAACATACAAAGCATTGTTGAAATTAATCGACAATGATATTCTAACAGCAAGCGAAAAGCAAATCACGGATGGTTTTGGGGGTGGTTCAAATGTTTTCATTGATTCGCAAGGCTTTTTAAGAGCCAACAAATACAAAATCACTAATGGATTAGCCACACAATTTTTGAAGGCTGATGGATCGTTGGATTCAAACGCATATTTGACATCGATCACCGGTGCGCAGGTCATTACAGCATTAGGATACACACCTGTTCCAACGACACGAACAATCACAATAAATGGTGAAACGCACAATTTGGCTGCGGATAATTCGTGGACAGTTGGTGTAACGGCTGCGATTTGGGGAAACATAACCGGCACATTAAGCAATCAAACAGATTTGCAAAATGCATTAAATGCCAAATACAACAATCCAACAGGTACGATTTCACAATACATTCGTGGTGATGGAACATTGGCAACATTCCCAACGATGCCGGGAGGTTTACCAACAGGCGGTTCAGCCGGTCAGATATTATCCAAAATTGATGCAACCGATTACAATACACATTGGATTGATAATTACGCAACACAGACCAAAAATGAAGTCAAATTAGGGCAGACATTAACCAAAGGAACACCGGTTTACGTTTCATCAGCCAATGGAACAAATATAATTGTTTCTGCGGCATCAAATACAAGTGAGGCCCTGAGTTCAAAAACTTTGGGATTACTTGAAACAGGTGGTGCTACAAATGATTTGGTTAAATGCGTGACCTTTGGATTATTAGCCGGGTTGGATACATCAGCAGCATCAGCAGGTGATCCGGTATGGTTAGGGCCAAACGGCACATTGATTTATGGTTTAGTCAATAAGCCATATGCACCTGCACATTTGGTTTATATTGGGGTTGTGACACGTGTACAATCGAACAATGGTGAAATATTTGTAAACGTTCAAAACGGATTTGAATTAAAGGAAATTCACGATGTGTACATTGCTGATCCTGCAAATAATCATGGCCTATTTTATGACATTGCTGATGGTTTATGGAAAAACAAAAGCATTGCAAGTGCATTAGGATATGCTCCTGAACAACCATTGACATTCAGTTCACCATTAGTACGCACGGCAAATACAATTAGTATTCCTGTTGCAAATAGCACACAAAATGGATATTTGAGTTCAACATTATATGATTTTTTTTATGCTAAACAGGCCCAATTAAATGGGACAGGATTAGTTAGAATGGATGGCATTACAGTCACATATGATAATAATGCCTACATCACAGCATCAGCATTGGCAGGATACCAAACGGTTGCTAATATGCAAGATCAGTTATTGATTGAAACAGGAAAATATCCATCATCAAATGCAGTTATTGCAGCATTAGGTACAAAACAGCCATTAGATTCAGATTTGACAGCAATTGCAGCATTAACAGGAACAGTTGGATTTTTAAGAAAAACGGCAGCAGATACGTGGTCATTGGATACAAGCACCTATTTGACCACAGGTGATGCATCAACAACGTATTTGGCAATTACAACGGCTGCATCGACATATCAGCGATTAGATAAAATGGTATCTAATTTATTGCCGAGTTCAACGGAATATCCGAATAGCAATGCCGTAATTAATGCGTTGGCTTTAAAAGCGGATGCAGCAAACCCGGTGTTTACCGGAAATATGACCATAAGTGGTGCAACACCAAGATTGTATTTTGTGGATACGGATCAAAACCCTGATTATACAGTTTTCATCGATTCGGGGTATTTCTACATTTATGATCAAACGGCAGGTGCAACAAGATTTTCGATAAATTCATCAGGAAATATCAATGCAGGTGTTGGTAAAAGCATCACAGCCGGTTCATTTATCAAAGAAAGTGGGACATCAAGTCAGTATTTGATGGCTGATGGTTCTGTTTCAACATTTGCAGGTGTTACAGGATCAGGATCAACAAATTATATTCCAAAATGGACATCTGCAAGTGGATTAGGGAATAGTGTAATTTATGA